AAGGGAGTAGGCGTCTAAAAAGCGCGCGAGAGTTCAAATCTCTCCTTCCGCGCCAAAGTACCGATTTTAGATGTTTTAAATCTAAAATCGGTACTTTTTTATGCTTTTCACCCTATTTTCTGCGTATTTTCAAAAAGCAAAAGATCAAGTTATGACACGCTCTGTAACATAAAATTATTTTCCGTATGCTACATTGTATGCTACAGATTCAGCGCAATGCGAGGGGACTCCCCTATTTTTTGCTACATGGACTTTATTTTCCGAAGCATAGAATCATAGACTTTTCGGTTCACAAGCGATAATGTGTCCATAAGTTCATCAACGACCGCCCAAGCCTTTGCCGGGTCTTTCCCAGCTACTGCAAGCAAAAACTCACTGTCCCCGTACTCGCCCACGGTAGCCGGTTCTGCGGTCACAGGGGCGGGAGCGCCGGAGTAGTAACCCACATACCTACCGCCGTCGCCCCGTTCCTCTTCCTGCATCTTGTCGCGTATCACATAAAGATCTGCCAGTTTGGCATAATTGGGATAGCTGGATTCCTCATATTCCAGCCGCGCTATCTCCTTGCGGATCTCGGCTTTATCCAGCATATCGCGCCTCCTTATGCCCGCTCGATCTGCTCCATGCAGCGGCGGATCGCGTCACGGGTTTTATCGTCGTCCGCGTAGCGCATCATATCCTCCAGCTGCGCATGCATATGCTCGCGGGCGTCTGTGCGGCTATAGCGGCCCATTGCGTCGCGGCGTCGGCCACGGTAAGAGCTGCCCCGTCCATATGTACCGCGCATATCCGCCTCCCACTCGCCATCGCGGGAATAGCTGCCGTCTTCAGCCATCTCGATCTTGTAGGTATTCTTGATGGAGCTCGTCAGCTTCTGGATCGCGTCCAGATCGCCCGCAGACATTTCGCGCTTGTCGGCGATTTCGTCAAGCTCTTTGCAGAGCATTTCACGCAGGTTTTTCAAATCGTACATATTGCATTCTCCTTTCACGATACGCGCTCGACGATCATATTGCTATTTGCGAAACTGATCGCCTGCGCGCTGGTGTTCTTCGCCGCTACAGTTAGGCAGCAGCCGCGCGGGACTTCCACGAATGCGGAAACGAAGATGTTGAAATAGTTCTCAACAGCCGCAGGGGTTACGATCGCTGTGGCGCTGCTCAGAGGTTCGCCGTTGATTGCAAGCGCAGCGGTAATGGCACCTACTGTTCCGCCTGTAGGGACGGCGATATTCGCACCAAAGGATACGCGGAACTTCGCCTTGCATTGCTGCGTAAGCCCGCGCAGCGTAACGAGCCCGCTTCCTTCTCGATGTACGATGCACGGCTTTCCGCAAGCCGCCGTGGAGATCAGAGGGACGTTCTGCCCAGCGGCGACAGTTTGAATCCCGGATGATGTAAATTCAGCCATAAAATCATTCCTTTCTAAAAGTATCGAATTCGGCGCAGTTAAAATTAGCGGCGGGACGATTGCCCCGCCGCGTTGCTGTCGAGTATCGGCAATGGGGCCGATCATTTTCGTGAGGCCACGAAAAAGCTCTACGATGTGGAGTTGTTACGCGCAGTTGCCGCAGCCGTAGTTGTAACCGCTGTTGCAGCAGTACGGATTCGCGACAACATAGGCCGGGCTGGGGCTCGGGCGAAGCGTGGAAACAAGGTAATTGTTCTGCGCCGCCTGCGATGCTGCCAGCTGGTAGCCGAAGAGCTGCTGGTTCTGCTCGGCGATCTTCGCGTCCTTCGCCGCAAGCTCCTGTGCCGTCAGACGCTGGTCGATGCTGCGGAAGCCGCAGTTCATCGCGTCGATGATGTCGCGGGTGGTGTTCTGCACGGTGTTGCGGGTGTCGCACGCCTGCGTCGCCATGTCATAGCGCACCTGGGCGATTGCAGCGCGGTTTTCGCAGCAGCACTCCTGTGCCTGCATCGCCATGTTGTTCAGCTGCTGCATAAGCGCGGCCTGCTGATTACAACGAGAAAGTTCGGCGTTCTGGAAACCGCTGTTGAGGGCCTGCGTGGTCGTAGCAAAGCCGCCAGTAATGGCATTGTTCAGGGCAAACGTGGAATCGCAAATGCCGTTTGCCATACTGTCAAGTTTACGCTCAACACTTGCGAAATCGGACGTCAGCACGTAACCGTCCATCACGCCGCCGCTGCCATTGCCGCCCCAGCCGTTGCCGTTGCGTCCCCAGCCGAACAAAAACAGCACAATGATCCAGATCCAGTTATCACCCCACATCCCCATACCGCCGCCGTAGTTATTGGCAGGCTGGACGGGCATAGTCGGCTGAATGCCGCCATCAGTAAGACTCATAAAATTCTCCTTTCGTAGATTTTGAAATTTATCTCAATCGTGGCCACGAATTAAGATTCATTTTATCCGAGCAGCTGCCGGAATTGCACAGCCATTTGCTGCATTTGATTCAGCTGCTGCTGCGTGATTTTCCCGCTCTGTACCAGTTTTTCGACCTCTGCTTTCGGGTTGCCCTGAAACGTCTGCTGAAACTGCCGGAATTGCTGCACCATATTTTGAAACTGCCCCATCTGGCCGGGCATCTGCCCGCCGCCGAGGGCCTGAAACAGGGGGTTAGCCATCGCTTTCAGCCTCCTTTGTCTTTCTCACCGGTCTGGCGCTGGGTGCCGTCAGCTTGGCTGCCAGCTCTTCAAACTCCCTGCGAGTCACATATTCCTCGCTCATGTCCCTTCGCGGCGCTGCGGTCGCTGGTGCGGCCTGTGCGCGCTCTACGAGATCGTAGGTTGTCATGGCCGGTTTCCCGCTTGCGTCGGCCTTTTTTACATACACGATTGGCGCGTTCATATCCCAAAGCGTTACCGCGTTGTTTGGCGCGACGATAAAGTCGTTCGCCGCCTGCTCGTTCGGAATCCAGATGATCGACTGGTTCTGCGGCTGCTGGGGCTGCGGTTGGTAAGCCGGCATCTGCGGCGCGGGCTGATACTGCGGACACATCTGCATCTGCGGCTCCTGCATCTGCGGCATGGGCGGCTGATTGTAAATCGGCTGCTGATACACATACGGCTGTTGTCCAAACATCATGTTTCCTCCTTTGCCCAATAAAACAGTGGAATTTCACTCCCAGAATCCCACGTGTCAAAATACGTCCCATCCTCCACGCACACAACGTGGCTTGATAACGCCAACACATACGCGCCGCGCGGATGATCTGCGCAGAAATCCGCGACGGTATAGCAGTCCGGGCACGTGTTCGGGATTACGTTCCGGGTAAAGCCCTGCTGCCGGAGGTAAGCGCTCCATACGCTGTTTGCGCTCGGCAGATCTCCCATGATGAGTCCTTGCAGGCACAATCCGATATACACCTCGTCCCAGCTCTTCCCGGTCGCCTTTGCGATGGCCCGGACGGTGCAGTCCCCGACTTTCAGCCCGGCGGGGTTTGGATTAAAATAAGAAAAGCCCATACCGAACACTCCTTTGATGTGTTCAGTATGGGCCTTTTTGCGGCTTCTTGTGCCTCAGTTGTGTATCAATTTGGTTCAAAATTGCCTGCGGATTACTCCACGGGCTTGTTTTGCTGCATATATCCGTCGATCCACCCACGGATCAAGGCGCTGGGCGTTGTGCCGTTTGCTTTTGCGGCAGACTTAAAATCGTCAGCAAGGTCGCGCCGCATCTTGCAGCTTACCAGCGTCATGTTTGTGGCGTCCCACTTGTCGCGGGCGCGCTTTTGGGCCTCACTCGGCATGATTCACCCCCTGTTCTCATCGCCACATGGCGACGCACTTCGCAAGCATACGTCCGCTTGCGCTGCGGATGCTCACCGTTCCCTTAATTGCGTCACCGTCCAAGCGCTCCGCATCTTCGATATAAACGTTCATAATAGTTTCATCCTGCGTGAACAGGAATCCGTCACCGGCTTCGGTTTCGGCCACCCGGAGAAAATCCGGAAGTTCAACTTCGGCGTGGAGCCAAGTACCGGGGAAGTTTTCCTTCGCCTTCGCCTTAATGATGATTTTGTCCGGAACGTTCCGGAAATCAGAATGGATGCGGTAAAGATGTGCAATCATTTTTTATTCCTCCTCTAAATCTGCTTGCAGCTTATCAAACCATGCTTCTATTTCCGCCCGGCAGTTGGCCGCGTACTCTTCATACGTTTCGAAGTCTCCGATAATGTATCGGATATTGGTAAGCCTGTAGATTTCGAATGTATGGATATCCGCGAAACGGTCCGCGATCTTATGCCCTTGTAAGTTCTTATCGTAAGGTTCGTCTCCTACTGGAGCCATAACCTTCTCCAGGATTTCCGTTTGTTTCTCATACCATGCGTTGCGTTCTTCCTGCGTCGAAAACCGCATCGGTTCCTGCGCGCGACCGGCGGCGCTTCCGGCCTTCATGATTCTGGTGATTTCCTCTACGTTTTCCATTGTTGTTTCCTCCTTCTCAGCCCAACGCATCAATGAGCTTCGACGCGTTGGACTCCGTTACGATCAGCTCAAGCGTTTTTACAACATCGACGATTGTAATCTTGGAAGTGCGGGCTACGATTGCCGGGCGGTTTTTCGTGAACCATGCTTCGACGGACAGGCCTTCCGATTCCGCCCGCTTCTCTGCTGCGGCGTGCCATTCTTCACTCATGTTTTCGAGCCGGACTTTATCTTTCACCGCGAAGAATCTGGCGAGCTTTACGTGGCAGCTTGCAAGATCACGAGAGATGAATTCATCGCGCAGAGCCTCTGCATAGGAAATCTGCTTTTCGGAAACGCCGGTGATCTTGGGAAGCGGATGCTCGGTGCCGAACTCGGCGGCAATGTATGCGGCTAGTCTGGCCTTTGCTTCTGCTTTTTTCGCTGCGGCGTAGCAGGACGGGCAGACAGTAACGTGTTCCGCCGCCCACTCTTCGTAGGAAGCAGCGGCGCTGCTGTTGGCGCAAGTGCGGACGTGCTCAAACGTGCCCCCACAGATTTCGCATTTGCAAGTAATCTTCGCCTTTGCCATTGTCGTTGCCCTCCGTAATTTGTTTTTGTTTTATCTTATGGCTCTATTGTATACCGTAATACCGTATATGTCAATAGTTTTTTTCGAAAAATATAAAAAAATAAGCGCCGATTTCTCGGCGCTTATCTCAGTTATACAGTTTGCTGGATGTCCGCTGCATCTCCCGCATGATCTCCGGCAGGCGGCGCTGGACCGTGGCGCGGCCCAGGAACAGCTCCGTCGCAACGTCTACCTGGGGAAGCTTATCCACAAAATAGAGCTGCGCGATCTTCTCATTTTCCCGGCCAAGATTGGCCTGATAGATTACGGCCTCCATATCCTTTCTGGTCAGCCTGCCCAGCTCTGGCGGCAGCTTGGCCCGCGCCTGCGGCGACATACGCCCCGCCTCCTTACTTTTCCTTGTGCTTCAGCACGGCAATATTTCCTTTATTGCCGACTTCGAGATCCAGCGCGGCGGCGATATCGCGCACCTTTACGTAGTTCGTACCGTTTTTCAGGATACGCTCAACGGCGACTTCCTTTCCGTCGACGATGATCTTGCTCTTTTCTACCATTTCGGTTTCCTCCTCTGCATTTTTTCCATCTTCGAGGGCCATCACGGTATGGCCCTCGCTTACCAGTACGTCCCCGCGCAGGAGATTCGCGTCCGTCGTCAGATACTTGCTGCCGGTCAGCAGCACAAAATCTCCCGTTGCTGGCCAATCGTGCAGCATGCAGTATGTCGTGCAGCTGTTGCCCTGCCGACGGTAGAGCGCTTCGACCGACGCGCAGCCTGCGGCCACAGCGCAGAGCATCATGAGCGCGGAGCAGTCCGTCTCCACAGGCTTCGCGATCCTGCTCACGTCCCACCCGACGGCTCTGGCGGCCTCATACGCCGTGTTCCTGTTGTCCATGTCGTAGCCGATGTTCCGGTTCTTAATGGCCGCCTCGCACGTCTGCGCGGCCAGCTCGGCCTTTTTGCGGCTCTTGTAGCGCAAGATGCCGAGCCAGCGGCCATTGTACCAGTTGGAGATATTCAGCTCCCGCCCGGTCTGGTTGCCGGGCTGCTGGTTGCGTCCTCCGGTTTCTCCAAGGCTGGCCTGTCCGATCTTGATGCTCATTTCTGCGCATCCTCCTTCGTGGCGTTGTCAATCGCGTCCTGCGCTTTCTGGCTCTGTGTGCCAAAGTAAAACGAGATCACGACGGTATACACCATCATAAAGTCCTGCGAGATCTTCCCGGCGACTGCCATGTACGCAAATACCGCCGTCAGCACCAGCGTGACGATGGACTTGACACTCAGCAGATTGCCGAGCCGCTTCTTGATGTTTTCCATATGTATGCTCCTTTCACGCTTCCACGATGTTGATGCCGTACTGTTCCGCGCAGATATGCTCGATCTTGCAGCCGCGGGCGTTCTTCCAACCGGAGGCGAAGTACGCAACGTCAGCCGTAGACAGCAGTTTCAGCGATTCGCCAAGATACCACAGTGGCCTTGCCTCCGCCGGAACGTTTTCAAAGAAGCTGTCAATCACTTCGATTTCATCACCCATCAGCTCCTTTGCGCAGAAGACCGCATCTTCACGTTCTTTCCGAATTTCCTCGTTAGTCTTGCCCTTCATGGGCTGGGAAATAAACAATTTCTTCATTTTGGATACTCCTTTCGCTATTCGACTGTTTCATTTTTCTTCGCAAAAACCCGCTTGAAGGCAAGCAGGCCAAGCTCTGTGATGGTTGCCCAGCCGGTAAAGCCGAGCACGTCGGACAGGTCGACTGACGCGCCGAGCTCCGGGCTGCGGATGACTGCAATTAGGACGGCGACGGTTTTCAGAGCGCAGGCCCAGACAATTACCGTCGTGATGAGCTGGAGCAGATATACAACAATGGTTCGCGCCATTTCGCCCTTGCTCCACTTGCCTTTTACCCGCATATCTGCCTCCCAATTTATTGCGCACTGCTATGCCCGCATTGCGCCTCCAGCTGGTGCAGGAATTTTTTCACATCGCCGTTCCCGCCCATTTTTTTATACTTTTCTCCGGCGATCAGGCGTTCTGCCATTGGCATTTCCTCGCTCATGATCGTGAGGCGGAGGATCGCCAGATACTGCTCGTTCTGATGCTCCTGCATTTTCCCGAGCTTTTTGTCAATCTCGCCGAGATGCTCATCCTGCGATGTGGCCTTGCCGCGCTTTTTCTGTATCGCGCTGACGACGGCGTTTACTACCGCCGTCAGCGCGGACGAGCCGAGCACGGCGCAGACGAGGGTGACGATGATGGTTTTGGTGTCCATTTTTCTGTACCTTTCTCTTTTATTTGCCGGGCTAATCGTCCGCCATTTTGATGTAGGTAGTGGTATCGCTGGAATAGCTGATGCTCGGCAGCGTCGCGCCGCCGAGGGCTGCGTAGAGGGCCGGGTATGCAGTCTGATCGAAGGTTGAGCCATCGCACGCGTGCCACGGGGCAGAGAGCACGCGGACGGTTGTGAGGGTATCGCCGACGCGGTAGTTCGGTTCCGACAGCTTCCCGAATGCCTCATTTACCATCGGGTTCGCCGGTGCGTCGCCCGCTCGCCAGATCTTTGCGGCGCTCTGTGCCGTCAGCAGGTTTCCTGCTGTGAGCGGCGTTCCGGCTTCCAGCGGCTCGTCCTCCGGGCGAAGCCATTCATACCGCAGAAGGCTTCCCGCCGCGTCATACACCCCGTACCGGACGGCCCCGTTTGCGAGATCGTTTGTGCCAATTCTATCCCGCATGGTTATTCCTCCAGCGCCTTGATGTAGGCATTGCTTCTGGTGTCCGTCCCGATGGTAGGGATTTCTTTTCCCGCCGCGCTATAATCGCAGTACGCCAGCCCATTCGATGATATGTATGCCGCCTCCCCGTCCGGCGATAGTGCAATACTGTCGACGCTGCTCCCCAGTACGTCTCCATATACCGGGCCGGATGCTGGAGCGCTGATCGCAATGATCTTTTCCGCTCGATCAGCACTTTCAGATTCGCTTGCGGTTTCTGAAAGCACCAAAAGCCCGTTTTCGTATTTGCCGTTCGTATAGTTGTCGAGCGAGTAGCTATCGGTTTTGTAGGAAACTACCTTCCCGTTTTCCCACGTTGCACCGTAGTCCGCAGAATACCTGTATACCATATATCCGCTATACATCGTGGTTCCCGCACCAGAGAAAGCAGCGTTCACCAGTGCAAAAAAAGCAATTATATTTGCCCCACAATGGTAAGCTGACATTAGGGCGTGATAGGTGTACGTCGACGGCTGGTTGAAGGACGGCGTTAATTCTTTGATGTTTACGCTGCTGACTGCCTCCCACGTCGGGTTGATCAGGGTTTTTGCCTTTGAAGTCTCCAGTATGCCGCTGGTGCTACAGTTCAGCTTGTAAAAGCAGTCCTTTTCTTCGGCGTAAAATACAATTCCGCTGATAAAATCTGGGATGCTTACTATTTCCTTTGTTGTTTGGTTTACGTAGCTGGCACTTACTTTTCTTCCCGTGTAATTGTTATAGGCTCCGTATTCGCCTCTTACTACGTAGATATACAGAACGTTTGGCGTAATAAACATCTTCAGTCCAGCGCTTTCAGGCAGGATGCCGCTTGCATATAGCGCAAACGGCGTATCGAGGCTACGTGTTGTGTACACTCCGTTTAACTCTGTGGAGTCTCCGGAAAAAACAGCGTAATAAGTGCCGTTTGCATACTGCACATCCGATACCAGCGAGAGTCCGGTCGGCATATCCGCCTGCTGCGTCCACGTCCCCAAATCGGGCGACGTCCAGAACTTTCTGTCGTACAGGCCGACCCATTCCCCATTCAGATACCACATAGCTACAGGCTGAATATTCGATGTCTTCAACGCCCACGGAAGCGGCGCGGCAGAGCTTCTGAGCACAGAAAACAGTTTTGGATACTGCTCCTGTGATACAGTGCGCCCGTCGCACGGGAGCCATGCATCGGAGAGGTCTGTGCGGGCGGTGATAGCGATGTCGCCGACTTTGGCCGTACCCTCCGAAAGCTTGCCAAGCGCGTCGTTCACGGTCGGGTCGTCCGGCTTCTTCGAGCCGGGCCAGATCTTCGCGGCAGTGGTATCGGACAGGAGATTCGCCTTGTTGAGGGGCGTTCCCTCGACGGTAGGCGCATCCTCGCGCTTGAGGTATTCGTAGTGATTGAGCGTGCCGTCGGCGTTATAGACGCCATACCGGATCGCGCCGTTGGCTAAAACCTGTGTTGGCTGCCTATCTTTCATGTGAGTAATCCTCCTGCGGCGCACTCCGCCGCGCCGGTGTGGCGAAAAGATTTTGCAACGTTGATGATTAAGTCTTCGCAGAGCACCAGAATACGCTCGATATCATTCGCGCCGATGTAGGTCAGGCGGCCCAGCTGCGGCGCGTCCGGCGTTTCGGCAGGATACGCAAGCGCGTCGCGAATGTCCTGTATCTGCTGCCGGTAGGTCTCGGCCTGTGAGGCCGTTATAATGTCCGTTACGGCCCAATCTGTTTTTGCCGTCCACGTAATGCTCTTCCCGCAGATTGAGGCGAGGCGTCCCGCCAGATAGTTCAGGGCCGTCCCCACGCGGTTCAGATCGGAAGCGTTGTACGCGCCCTTCATCCCGGCCAGCCATTCCGCCTGCTCGGCTGCGGTCATGGCGGCAAAGCCCTTCGCCGCCAGCTCCCGCACTCGCTCCACATCCGCCTGCGTCCGATTGGTGATGAGGGTATCGATAATCGTGCTCATACACCCACTCCTTTTGTGATTGCGTAAAGGCCCCCATCAAATGTTAGCGCGAGGCCCGTCTGCACCGCGCTCTCATTCTGTCCGAATGCGTCCGAAATTTTGATCGTGTCGCCGGTTTCAAGCGCCGGGTTGCACCGGTTTTTTACGCTGTAGATTTTGCGGCGGTTATACTGTGCCAGCAGCCATGCGGCAACGCTTTGATAATTTGCTGGGGCCACGCACGGATTGCTGATGCTCTTAATGTTTTTTCCGCTCCCGGCTGTTACCGTTTCGTCGACGCTATCCGAGTAATCGCTCTTGATGTGCAGTTCTACGCAGTCAACCGCTTCCGCTATGCTCACGCCGTCGTAATCATACAGTTCATCCGGCGTTATGGCCCCGCGCACAGTGCCGGGAGACAGCTCCGCAATATGCAGATCCCCAGATCGATCAAACCACACGGAACACATGGCCGCCTGCGCCAGCAGCCGGATCGCTTCCCGGCGCGTTGTTTTTCTGGGAATTGCGGGAACAACTGTTCTTTCTGCCACATTGCCGCCATAGATTACCGTGATATCATAGCCGGTCAGGACGGCGGCGACCGCCGCTTGCAGTTCGCACGCGGTAGCGCTCCCTGATTCATATGTCGCCCGTTCGAGCGCCGCAGCCATATCGTTGCCTACCAGCTGCGCCGTTACGCCGGAATTTGTTGCCGTTACCGACGTAAAGAAAAATTCGCCGACATCGACGTTTTCTCCGTTTACGATGCACTTTGCCAGAAGCTTTTGCCCCTCCTGAATCACCGCAAAAATTCCATCCGGATTGAGGATGTTGTATCTGTGATCAGCGTTATCGAATGTAAAGGATATCTGCCTCGACGGGAAAGCATCGCAGGAAACGGACGCTTCCTCCACGATCTGTACATTTGCCATGCTATCGTTTTCATATGTTTCTGTCAGGCCGAAATCGATCTGCCGCAGCCTTGCCCGTGTTTTCGGCAAGTACGTTTTATCGAACTGAAGCGTCAGCCTTGTGTAATTTGCCGCTGGCAGTCTGATGTTCTGCCGAACCTGTGTGATCGCTTTTGTTGCGGCTGCAATCACGGCGTTATCGCTCCCGTATGCGGTTAGTGTGATCTGGGCCGGATACTGCTGCATTTTATCATCGAACAGCAGCGACCATCCAACGGTCGACACTGGCGCGGAGAACTCGAAGGTGATGGTACTATCCAACTCCGCATTTTCGTCCGAAACTTCCCCGCTCCACCAACCTGTTTGCTGCCCTTCAAATCCGTCATTTGGGATATCAATTGTGCCATCCAGCATCCATCGATTCAGCTCCAGCCCGGCAAACTTCCCGGATATGGTTTCTCTGTCGCTGATCGTTTCGGCGGCGCTTGTGCCTGGTGCCGAATCCGATGCAGAGGCCGTACCGTTCTTCTTTGCCGACGGGTCGACAATGTAAAACCGGACAAGCATTCCAACCTCACGCACCGGTGTAAACGGTGCGTAATTGCTCGATACCTTCTGCATCAATCCACCCCTTGCTGTGTCGCGGATATCGTGACGCCGCACCACTGCGACACCCCGTCCTCATCGTAGATGATCGCCTTGTATTCCGGCTGTTCAAAAAGAAATTCTCTTGTTTTGTCGCCGTCTACATCCGGGTATGTCACGCTCAACACGTGTTTCGTGTTGATCATGCTGCGGAGCTTCCGCAAATCGGAAACGGATAGCCACCCGGTCGGGATTTTCAGCTCATTTTTTACGCCGATGATGTCCATGACGGTCTTTCCGGATGCCATTGTCGCGGTTGCGCCAATATCCTTTGGCTGAATCGTGAACACGAGATCACGCAGAAGGGTGACTGTGTTTGTGCCGTCCGTGATTTTAATTCTACGCAAGTGACACACCCCTTTGCAGAATTTCGCCTCGCAGCGGGTCAAACAGTACCCGCGCCAGCGTTTGGCCGTCAACGACAAGATTCACCTGTGTCAGCGGGTTCGGCTGATTGTTGGCAAGCAGACCGTTCACAACACCGACGGAGGACTTTGCCGCGCCGGACACGGAGAAGGATGTTGTGCCAAAGGTCATTTGATCCTCGATATTCTTCCGAACGTCAGTCATTTCGCGGTCAAAGCCTTGTCCAAGTCCTTCTGCCATGTAGCCGCCGATTCCGGCGAAGACTTTAGACGGGGACGCAATACCGAGGATGCTCTTGACACCGCTTACAAGGCCATCGACCATATCGCTTACCGTCCGCTTTAGGCTCTCCCACATATGCAGAAATCCGTTTTTGATACCGTCAACGATATTTGTTCCGATGCTGCCCCAATCGTATCCGAGGAACGTATCTACAATCGATTTGATTATCGTTGGGATCGACATGACAAGATCCGGGATTGCGCTAATAAGGCCCTCAATAAGCGCCATAATGATTTGCGGGCCGGACATGATGATTTGCGGAAGATTGTTAAGAATCCCCTGTACAATCCCGATAATAAGCTTTGGCGCAGCCGCAGTAAGCTGCGGAATGGATTTAATCAGGCCATCAATCAGCGATTTAACAAGTTTTGCGCCGGATTCGATGATTTTGGGGAAGTTTTCAGTAAGCGCGGTGATGAGATTTGTGATAATCTTGGGAGCCACCTCAAGCAGCCTCGGGACGGCATCAATGATCCCGTCCGCCAGAGCGAGGATGATCTCAAGCGCCGCATCTACCAAATTCCCGAGATTTCCAGGGTCGGTCAGCGTCTCAGCGATTTTGATGATTGCTTCTGTTGCCGCCGGGATCAATTCCGGAAGCGTCTCCGTAATGCCTTGTACCAGAGAGATAATAACATCTATACCGGTTTGAATGATTTCCGGCAGAAGCTCGACTATGGCCGGAACGAGAATCCCAATTGCCGTCGGCGCGATATCGCCCAGAACGGTAAGGATCTCCGGGAGCGCGGACATAAGCCCAGTAACCAGATTTGATGCGCCCTCAATAAGCGAGGGAAGGGTGGATCCGAGTATGCCCGGAAGCTGCGTGCTTACGGTTACCATCAGCGTAGTAATCGCCTCCACAATGCGCGGCAAAAGCTCCTGAATGCGCGGGATCAGGTTATTGCCCGCAACGACAATGGAATCCGTGAAGTTGCCCACGAGAGTTCCGAGATTCTGATCCGGGTCGGCGAGGCCGGTCACGAGGTTCTTCCATGCGGCTTTTACCATACCGAACGAGCCTTGAATTGTGGACGCGGCTTCTTTTGCGGTCGTGCCGGTGATGCCCATTTCGGTCTGCACGACATGGATTGCATCTACGATATCCGCATAGCTGGAAATATCGTATTTGATACCGGAAATTTTCTCCGCATCTTCAAGGAGGCGCTGCATTTCGGCCTGCGTGCCGCCGTAGCCGAGCTTGAGGTTATCAAGCATCGTATAGTTTGCTTTTGCGAAGCCCTGATATGCATTTTGGATTAAAGTCATGTCCGATCCCATTTTGTTGGCATTATCGGACATATCAGTCAGCGCCAAATTTGCTTTTTCTGCCGCTGCACTGGTATCCCCATCGAGAGACTGCAGCAGGGATGCAGAAAAGCTTGTCACCGTCTCCATGTACTCATTCGCAGACAGCCCAGCGGTTTTGTACGCGTTGTTTGCGTACTCCATGACTTTATCTTGGCTATCCTTAAAAAGCGTCTCCACACCGCCGACAAGCTGCTCATAGTCTGCGTATGCCTGGACCGCCTTTGTGCCGATTGTGCCGATTGCCGTCGCCGCTGCCGTCACGCCGACTACCGCAGCCTTGCCGACAGTAGCAAGGCCGTTTTTAATCTTCTCGCCGAGGCCGAATGTTTTCTTCCCGGTTTCGTCGATGCCCTTGTCTGCCTCGGACGTATCGGCGCCGATTTTTACAAAAAGTTCAAACAGATTCATCTTTGGATTTTTTCACCTTCAATCCGCACCGGCGTACAACGTCGGCGGTGATCTCCTCGCAGGTTCGGTTGTCCTGCGGCTTCGGGCTGATGATGTCGGTATACTTTGCCTGCACAAAGCTTCCGCCCGCGAATTTCGCTGTGTTTTCCGTGATCGTGCGCATACACTCCGCCGCATAAATGCGAAAGGCTGATTCCTCGTTCTGCCGCTTTATTAAAATCGGCAAAAGGCGAATCAGCCCTCCGGCGCTTATTTTTGGAGCTGCCAGAAGCGCAAGCGTTACGCTTTCGCCTCCGACGCGCACGATTTGAAAAAATCAGTGAGATCTTTGTCCTCTGCCAGTTCCCGGATCTGCCGCATTGTAACGAGAACGTTCTGCTCCAGGATCGCGTCAACTGTCACGCTGTTTACCACAGCCAGAATGCTGAACGCGTCTTCTCTATGCTTTTTCAGGATCAGCGGGATCCACTGGCCGATGCGCTGCACGCCGATTGCGTACCTCTCGCCGACTGTCTGCGGCTTTTCGTCGTCTGTCAGCTTTTTCAGGCTTCCCCTGAGTTCTTCGTCTGACACGATGTTCAGCGCGTATACGCTGATTTCGCAGAGGACATCTGCCGCCTTATCGGTGCTGAATTCCGAAAGTTTCATGCTGCCCTCCTATCAGGCTTCTGCCGTACCGGCCTTGATGTACAGTTCATACGGCACGACATCCTGCTTTGAGATCGAATAATGCGCGGTGTATTCAAACGCCATCTGTCCCTTGCCCTTGTCGGCGGTTTTCAGCTGGAATCCGCCGGTAGAAAGCGCATTCATCATGCGGATCGCGATAAACCCGCCGTTATTCGCGCCGTTCTTGTCGGAGTAGTCCCCAACAATCCAAATGTCAGAAAAATCAGCACTGGACAGGTCTCGGCGCGGGACGACCTTGGTTGTGTCCGTGCCGTCGATGTCCGCCGCCGCCATCAGAGATTTTGCAGACGTGGTGGTTACCGTTACAAAAGTACCGGAGCACTTCACTTCTACATCATCCTGCCGCTTCAGCTCCATGGTGTTCTTGGGGCAGTTGTCCACGTCTTCGCCGAAGTCGGTATATGTGGGCGTCGCCGTGAGTGTAATGCCTCCGGTGGTAGCGCCCAGCTGATTTTCTGGTTCAAACGCACCGGTCGCCGGTGTGAAATCGCTCAGAATCACACCGGCATTGATTTGCAGCTGCTTGAAGGTATCAGCAGGGATTTTTGTAAATTTCGCCATGAAATCAGTCCTTTCAGTTCGCGGTAATGTATTCGACTGTGATGTTCAAATACCGCCGCTTGATATTCGTATCAGAATCGTCCCGGACGTTCTGACACCACGGAGATCCGCGCTTGATCCAGATTGCGCCGTCGTCACACGGCACAAACACGCCGCCCAAGCCGATAGCGTCCGAGATTTCCTGCGCTTTCGCGTTCGGTTCTGCTTCCTGCGTGGTGTAGTACCACAGATTTACTGTCAGGCCGATTTCTCCGCTGTCCCACGCGCCTGTGATCAGTTCATAGGTCAGCCACGGGAAAACGGCGTCGTCCGGCACGCTGGACGCGGGATAGGCCGTCAGGAATTGTGAGAACCACGCGTGCAATGCTTTGTCTTTTGTCATGTCGGCAGTGCTTTCTTTTCAGCAGTGAAGTATTTCAGGGCAAAGCTAGCGGACTTCGGCGTCTGTTTATCCTTCGGCTCGGACGTGACGCGGTACGTCTCGCCGGTCGTCTTGTCGCGGAAGAAGTCGTTATAATCGATTGGTACGGCCTTTTGCACAAGCACCGAGTAAACGCTTGTCACGCCCTCTTTCTCCGCTCTGCGCGCCTCCATGGACGTGTCAAGCGCCTGATAGTTCATAAACTCCGCGCCATCCGTCCATGTGGTGATATATCCGCCCGCTCCATCCGGTGTGCGGCTTTTTTCGAGCAGCACGCACGGGCGGGCAAAATCATCAAGTAAACTCATATCAGATCTTCCTCCACTGGTTCATGCGCGATTTGAACGTCGTCTGCCATGTCACGGCCCCGCTCGCGGACGTGCTTCCGCTTGATCCCTTCGAGTAGCTATACCCGCCGAAGCTTTCCGAGGTGAACGGGCTTGCTGCTGCGTCGCCGTTTTTTTCCTGCCACGCCTTGATTTCCTCTCCCAAGCAGAGAAGCGCGGGAGGAACAGACATCGGCCAGATAGAGCCGTCAAATGTCTCGTCTGCCATCGCGTAATCCGGGTATTGGTGAACTCCGTCGTTGAAAACAGAACCCACCACACGGAAAAACTGTCCGTTTTGCAAAAACGGCAGTGTGATGCTGCCGTTTTCGACCGTGTACGTACCACTGATTCTGTCAGTTTCAAACCAGTTCCGAAGCACGCCACATAATTCAGTCAGCATCACACCGCCACCTCCATCACTTCACCGTTACCGTCGCATTGCCAGCCTTCTGCGCCTTGTAAGTCGCATCAGCCTCAACGACTGTGATCTTCTTGCCCGTAGCCGCCGTGATATCGGACTTGCCGTCCCACGTCGACCACGTTCTGACGTTCTGGCCGTAGGTGACAGTCTCAGCCGAATCGCCTACCTTGTACTTGTAGACGTTGCCGCTTGCTTCCTTTGCGGGCGTTACCGTGATCTTCGTGTCGCCGGTTGCGGTTCCGGCTGCCGGAGTAACGGTCAGCGTGCCGAGCGACGGGGTCTCGTCAATGTCAGCAACGGCAATGCCGTCCTGATACTCCGCAAACAGGGTGAGCCCCATGATCGCAAAGGACTCGGAGACGGCGGTGGAATAATTACCCTGCACGTGGAAGCCGACAAGGTTTGTTTCGCCATCAGTTCTGTAGTCAAGACCGGCACGGGCGAAATCGCTGTCAGCCGGGTCGATATAGTACAGAACGATGTTTTCAACCGGCGTCGCGATCACGCGGCCGCGCTTGATCTCATCGTCGGACAGCAGGAAAACCGTGCTGTAGCCCATGAAATTCTTGATGTACTGGAATCCAAACTCGGTCTGAATGGTGATGTCTGCGCCACCGAGGTAATCGTACAGGTCCATCACGTTCACGAAGCCGACAACGTTTGTCGCGGTTCTGTGCATCTGCTTGAACTTGTTGATGACTGCGCCCTTCGCCATTGCAAGCGCACGCTGCCAGTTGGTTTCACTGACAGTCAGCAGGCCGGTATTCAGGTAATCGTAGAACCGGTTCGTGACGTTGGTCTGAAGCTCATACAGGAAAGCTTCATCGGTCATTGCGACTGCGACATCATAGCCGTATTCCTTGATCGCCTCGATGGAGACCGCCTTCGCGTACTTTTCGACGTTGATGTTCGCATAGTCCTTCTCAACGACCGTCGCTTTGGAGTAGGGAATCTCTTCACCTTCGCCGACGCTCTGCGCGAGCGTCACGCTTGCGGTCTTGGATTTCAGGACGGTTCCCGGCTGCTTTTTGATGGGGCGCATAATGCCGAGAATGTCGCGCAGGTGCTGCCAGTTCCGCGCAAAGCGGGTTACAAAATCGATTTCGCGAGCGGTTACCTGAACGTCGCTCGTCATGGTCAGGTTGTTTTTTGCTGCCATATTATTCTTCCTTTCCGAACAAATTGAGATTTGCGGCGATTGCTGCCTGCCGTTCAGACGCGTCCCTGATTTTGAAGATGTCGTCCCGGCTCATAGCGCCGCCGTTGTTTGCGGGCGGATCTTTGGTGTCCGCGCCCTTCTGCTTGGTGGTAACAACGAAATCTGCCCACTCTTCCTTGATGGACTTCTTCAAATCATCGGCGTTCTTGATCTTTCCGTCTTCCAATTCAACCGAAGAAAGATCGGTGACCTTCAAAACCGAATCAATTCGTTTTTCGCTGATACCCACAGACTTCAAAAGTTCCCGATACGCGGATTCTTTCGCGCTCTTGGTTTCCTTCTGCATCTGCTCTCTTTTGTAGTCGTCAAATTCCTTTTTGACTTTGTCGTGCTTATCCTTCCAGCCATCGTCGCCTTTGGCTTTCAGGTTTTCAAGCTCCGCCTGTACTCCGGGGAGCTTTTCGGCGTCTTCCTTATACCGTGCAAGGTCGGTTTTCAGCCCGTCTACGGTATCGGTGTGTGCCTCAATGATCGTATCCATCTGCTCTTCGGTAAGCCCCATGCCCTTCAGGAGCTTTCGCGTCAGTGCCATGTTCTATCTTCCTTTCCCTTGTCGGCGGTGCTTTGCCGCGACAGAACAAAAAATGTGGCAACAGTCATTTCTTTGCTGTTACCACACTTATACCGTATATTTATGGCTCTGGGACGCAATCTTTATCCGTTTTTCATCTCATCTTCGACGATTTTCCGGTATTGCGCCGAATGGTCCGCTGCTGCGGGCTTCAAATACGGCTGTGCTTTGTTTCCGGCCGTCCAGTGCCAGTTCCCCTTTGCGTCCTGATACACCCACGGCGTAGGTCTCCCGCCCGGATAATACTTACCGGTTCCGAGTTCGACGTATGCGGCATATTCCGTGTCACTTCCGATGTATGCAGCCGGTTCCCCTTCATCTACGCGGTGCGTGATACTGTTCCTCAGATTGCCGGTGTCCACCGGGCACAGCCGCTTCGCGTACTTTTCAGCCGTCATTCCAATCTTTTCGAGGGCGCGAATCAGCGCGTCGTGCATAGCAGACTTCACTTCTTCGGAATTGTCGATAAATTCAACGCTCATCGCCGATCACCTTCAAACACCGTTTCCATTCGCGTTTCTTTTCGGATTCTGGTTTCTGCTCAATGAGTGTGCATATAAGCGTACTCCATCGTTTTAGGTTCTCGCCGTTCGCATCTTTGTTTTCCAAAAACGCTAAAGTCTGCTTCATGGGGAGCAATTCCGCTCGCGTAATAAACGATTTCACAAAATCCCGAGAACAGCCAAGCTTTTCACATTTTGCGAACACGGCTCCAAGGTCTCTATTCTCTTGCAAAGCGTGTTTTTCGCGCAACTTTTTTGCGTACTCACTCAACGTCCATCACCATCCTTATGTAATAATGGTATTCGCCCATGCTTTCGTCCTCGCGGACTTCCTTAATCGTAAATGTTGAACCGCGCTTAAGTAAAAATTCGTACTCAGTATCTTGGAACTGCCCAGCAAGCTGATTGACATATGCTCCGCGCCCCGTTCCAGCGGGAATTTCGATATCAAGGATTGTCGGTTTTGCAGTTGCAACGCCATTGTTTCGGACAACCGTCGTGCTGGAATACGCCGATTCTCGAAATTTTTTTCCTATGAGTTCGCTCAAACTATCCTGAACGTCATTATCTTCCACGAGCCTATCAATAACGTCGTTCATCACGCCGCGCTGGACACGAATATTGTCTTTTAACTCATATCGGCTTATTGCGCTATCAAGCCCTTTTATTTGCTGTTTAACAAATTCAGCATTGATATTTTCCCAATCGCCAGTTTTACGCAAATATGAGTTTATGTCGTAATACCCGCCGCCGGTATAATCGCCGATAGCGTAATCTTCATCTTCCGTCAAAGACTTTTGCCATTGCGCATGCTTGCTGCGTTTCTTCGCAAGCAGCCCACGTTCATCTCCGTCGTAATAGAAGAAATCATTTGCCGCATCGCCGGTGTCAAACTGTCTGTATGTTTTTATTATAGCAGATTCCTCGCCATCTGCAACTTTATTTGTCCCTTGCTTCCACCCCGCCCATTCTGCGTATGTCATATTTTCAATAAGCTCATTTTGCTCTGTCTCTTGATTCCTGGCGCGGCGCTTGCCTCCGGAGGTGTCGATTCCTTCGATCTCGGATACCAGCGTGCAGCGGCAGTTATAGATTTCGGACGGTGGGCCGTTCGGGTCGCCTGGGTAGCGGCAGCCGTTGGAGAACTTTTTGTCGTTATCCACGATCTCGCCGTCGAGCATGGCGTGGGAGTGGCGGGTTCTTCCGTCGAGCGTCGCCATCCATTGTTTTCTGCACTTGATTCCCATTTTCTCGGCAGCATAATAGGAATCCAGCCGCCCGGCGTTCTGTGCGCCGGTAACGGCTGTGCGGGCCGTCCGGATGGCGCTGTCGCGGTTCATGGTTGTAATGCGGCTTTGCAGATCATCCGCCATGCCTTTGATGCTCCGGCCCTGTAAAATGGAACTGGTGACGCTGGCCGTGATCTGCTTTTTCCCGTATGCAAGATCTATCCCGCGGTTGAGCGCCCGCTTTTCCGGATAGTACGGCATAAGCTCCGGCTGCTCGGAGATCAGGCGCTTCACGGTCTGTTCGTCCCAGATGTCGAAGCCGACATCTCCGGTCACCTGCTCAATGGTGTACGCCGCGAAATTTCGGTTCAAGCTGTAAATGCCCGGCGTTGCATCGTTTACATACGCAACAGCAGCAACGTTTGCATTTGTCATGCGCTCTGCGACCTTATCCCGTAGCGCCTCAAAGCGCCTTCCACGCCCGATCTGCGCAAGCCGCCATTGCTTGTATTGATCCTCCGAGATCTCCCCAGCGTCCAGCCGCGCCTTTTCCACCGCGTCACGCGCTGCAAATTTACCGAAGTAATCCCTGATCGTATCCGTCAGATCGTTATACGCTTCCCTGTATATCGCAGCAATCCGCTTTTCAAGCTTTGCGAGCTCTGCGTCGGTCATTTTCTGCCCGGCGGTGTTGCTTGTGCTCATACATTTCTATCCGCCTCGCCGAGCACGGCGCAGACGAGTGTGACGATGATGGTGCTCATAATATTCTCCTCAGAAGCAGAACGCAAAGCTTACGCCGAGGCTGTTTGAGGCATTGGACGCGCCCGCCTGGCCGTTTGCTCTGACTCTGCAAAACATACCGCCGCTGGCTGACGACCGTTCCCACCAGAACTCGTCAACGCCTTCTCTCTTCTTGATCTTCGGGTTGCCTGCCTTGTAATAGTCGTACTGGCTTCCTTCCCCGGCTACGGAAGAACTTGCAGTCCCGAAAATCTCCACCTCGCTGAGCAGGAACAGCGTGTCCGATACTGTCTCAATCGTCGTGCTGTTGCCCCCCTCAGATGTCTTCTTGTTTACCGCGTGGATGCCGTTCTGCACCTCCGCCGGCATCAGCGCCAGAATCGCAGGCAGATAGGTCAGGCGCATATCGGTGTTCTTCCAGCCGAGACCGCTCAGGTTGGTGCTGTACATCTGCTTTGCTTCGCTGTAACAATCATGCAGCTGGAACGTCAGCGGAGCCGTGCCGGAGCCGTCCGCATACTCGTCATGATTCTTGCCGATGATATCGACCTGATAGGCCGTCCCGCCGATGTTCATGGTCTTGCTGTCGCCCACGGCCCAGCTGTCCGGGGCGATCCCGGTCCTGCACACCGCGATGATCTCTTCCCATGTATTGTCGGCAAAGGTATCGTGATATAGCGGCAGAAGCATATTCTGTGTTCCAATTACGATGTTCTGGCTGTTACTTACACTGTTTGCCATTGCCGTCACGTGCCATGTGCCCGCCTTTGGCAACTCCAGCGTACACATTCCGTCAGCACCGGCGGTTCCCTTTACCACCTTGAAACCTTCTGCAGGCGTCGCTGTGATCGCAGCCCCTGGTGTCGTTGTGACGACCAACTTCGGCGTAATACCGGTCTGGATCGCTTGAATTGCCGACACGAAGCCAGACGGATAGATCAGCTGCGCGGATGTGCCTCCCTTGGCTCTGATCGCGTTCGCGACCGCCGTCAGGTCAGCCGTGTTTGTCAGATATTCCGCCATCAGAAGCTCCCTCCATTCGCATTGTCAATCGCCGCAGCCGCCCACGCACCGCTTACCACGCGCAGGAATTTGCCGTTGTCGGCAGATGTTACGGCAACAGGAGCCATATAGTCTGTACCAGGTTCAGCATGTGCAAGATATCCGTTACTACCCTTGATAAGTCCGGAGAAAGTGGTGGAAAGATTAGTTCCTATACTCGAATTCCTCCAGCCGCGTAACGCCCCGTGATAAGCCATCACTTGGCCTAGTGTCGCGCTTGCAGGCGCCTTTAGTGCACTTTCCGGAAGCCGTGTACGCCATACAGGATCTATATCTAATGCTGGGTGTTGCATCTCAATGGAGCGCATTCTGATGCCAGCTCTCGCAACAGTAAAGGTTGCGTTCGTAATGTTGTTTGATTCAGCAGCATTTATAAAGATTTCCGCCAGCGGGTAATATATCCCGTCATATTGCGCATAACACTGCTTCTGTTCCAGAATCGCGTTGCGAACCTCATCATATGTTTTGCTCGGTGTAAGCGTAATCGGACTGCTTTCATTGTCTGTTTCGTCTGCCGTGCAATCGATGATAAAAACATCTGCATTTCCAAAGTTGGCAGGCTTCCACGCCGTTGGCTTTCCGTCAGCGTCTACCGACATTACGACGGCGGCCTGTCCGACGGCTGCGCCGGTCAGTCCGAGGGACGGTGCTGCATAATCCGTGCCCGCTTCCGCTGCTGTGATGCCGCCCGTGCTGTCGCCCTTCAGCATGCCGCTTGCCGTGATCTTGTTCTGCTTGGAAGACAGGGCGCTTTTGATCTTGCCCCAAAAGTAGCTCAGGCCGGTATTGTCAAGATAGGCCATTTGTCCCTCCTTACGTGTCGGCGGTGATCGTGTCGATCTCCGTGTTCGTGATGGATACGATCTCGAACATTGCGCCCAGCGCGTCCCAGCCCTCGCCTGTCCAGGCGTAATTCATGCCGGTGTCCTCGACGTTCCAGACGTCGCCGACCTTATTCCCGCTCGTGGGAAGGGCAGAATATGTCGCCTTGCTGCCCTTGTACTTGTAAAGGCCGGTGATATCCGTCTTTTTGGCATAGTCGCTTGCCGCGCTGAAGGCTGCGAGCTTGCTGTAATCCGCAGCGGTCATAAGCCCGGGAGAACTGGCCGTAGCGGCCTCGTATTTCGTGTCCGTAAATACGGCGTCCGCCGGGACGTCCTTTTCCACGGTATGCCCGTTTACCTTCTGGGCGTCGTCGACTACGCCGTTGCCATCTTTGTCGTACACGCTCTTGAGCATATCACCGCCGCCCGCGCTGGCTACGGAGTCGTCGACGTATTTCTTCGTCGCGGCGTCCATGTCGGCGTTCGGGGCCGCGCCGAGCGTCAGCTTGCCGGTCAGCGTGCCGCCAGTCAGCGGCAGATACTTCGCTACAAGGGGCTTGATCTTGCTGTTCCAAAGATACAGCAGGCCGTCGTTGTCAAGGTATTTACTCATTTCAGCATCTCCTCAATTTCAGTATTCGTGATCCGCTCCGCTGCGGGCGGAATCGTGTTCAGTTTTTCTATCAGTCCTGTGATTGCTTTGATCGGGTGCTGGTCATCCGCGTCCCGGTTGGTCAGGGCTCTGTGGTCTGTCGTTCCGCCGGGGCCCGTCCGGACTGCGGCGTTAAATTCCACGCCGACCGCGCCCGGGGAGCCGAGGTCAAAATTGATCGGGCTCATCACAACACCGCCTTTGAAAGCGCGTGCGCAACGTCGATCTGCTTGATCTCCGAGCCAATCACGTCACCGCTCTTGAATTTCACGCGCACCTGCATCTGGCAGAGCTTCGGCAGGCGGAATGTTTCTTCCTGCGCCAGCGGGAAATAGAATTTCCCGTCCGCGTATGTGATCTGGCCTGGGTAATACTTCTGCAAATACAGAAGCGTCATTTCGATCTTCTCAATATCGTCGATCTCGACAGCCTGCCCGTTGTTCTTGACCGTGACGGCCAGGCTGTACGCATCGCCCTGTACCATGCTGCTCATACGTCTATTCCTCCATATCTTTCGTGGAATATCGCTCTAATTCTTCCGCGCTTTTCCTCTTCAAAATGTTTGCGATTTCCTCCTGCGTAAGCCACGGCAGCTTGCTCAGAATCGTTTCGTCGTCAAGGTAGCTCGCGGCAAGCAGCACCATCTGCGTCTGTTCTAACTGATTTGTTATTTTGGATCGCATAAAGGACGGCTCGTCATCAATACCAACGATCTTAAACAACGCCTGCAGGAACTCGATCACGCAGTATTCAAATTGATCCACCTTGTTATCCATCGGCTGATACGCCGCCATGATCTCCGTCGCCGTCTTCTGTCCCGCCTGCATTTTTGTCACATCAAGCATTTGCGCGTCACGGTAAAGATCGTCGCTGATTCTGGAAAGAAGCGCTTCCCGAGCTTCAACTGGGATTGTGAGCGTATGAGCCTCTGCCTTCGCGCCGTCATCGTCCACAAGCCCTACACCAATTCTCCGCATGGACTCTTTGAACCGTGCCATATCGATCTCGTCCATTCCGCCAGCGTTCGAGATCGTCCAGTAAATAACGGATGCATCATCAACCGTATTTGCAAAGCCGGATTTGATCAAATCGTAGCAGTCAATCGCCTCGCGCTCACCAACCAGCTCAGACTGCTTTGCGCGGTTCCCGTACATAGGAATAATAGGGAAGCCGGGATAGTTTTGATATGCAAGGATCTCCGTACCGTCCGCTTCGGAACTTACCTCAACAGATACATATCCGCGCTTCGCCTCTAGGATCTCCATGTTTTTTCCGCTTCTGCGGATGAACTGTGTAAAGCCGTCCGGCTCGTAGAGTGTTGCGCGAAGCGGCTTTGTATCAGATACCTGCCAGAATCTAATCCCGGAGCGCAACGCACCGTTTTCCTCATCGAGAATCGGAACGAACTCTGTTACATCGAAAACCTCAAGATGATCGAGATTCCAGAAGCCATACGATACTCCTCCAACAAGCGCCGCATGCGCTGCGTCCTGCAGCCGAACGTCGAACGATGCGCCGAGTTTTTCTTTGTTCGCGGCTTCTTTCAGCGTCACGCCGTTTCCGAGCAGATACTGCGTTTCCTGCGTGATGAAATTTGCAAAGAAATTGCTCCGAAGCTTATAGTTCGGACTGTAGTTGTCCGGAATGACTTTCCCGTTGAGTGTATAAAGCAGCTTTTGAAAATTTGCAATCGTCACATTCCTGTGCGCGTCGTATTCCTTCGCAATAACCGCCTGTTTGTATAAATCCGAGTCTTTGTGATTATTTATCGCGGACAGAACAAATTCCATCCGTTCCCGGTCAGACTTTTCCGCGACCTCTAAAAAATCTTGATATGTTTTCATCTTTTACCTCACCGCGCCAGCTCCGGCACAAATCTGTGTTCTTTGAAGTGCTTTTTCAAGACCGTCATCACCATGTACCTGATTTCGTCCATAGCGTGGTCGTTTTCCTTCACGACGCGGTCAGATTCTGCTTTTTCGTCCCACCTGTAAAGCCCAAATTCGCGGATGGTGTCTTTACAGCCCGCATGAATCTTGATTCTTCCATCTCGCAGGAAATCGGACGTTGTGCGGATCCCGTTCAAAACGTCGTTGTCAGCGTGCCGGACTTTAAATCCGCTCCTTCTGCGCAGCGCTTCAATGAACGACGCGGCAGACGGATCCACGACAACGGCCCTGATTGGCTTATCTCCTGCCAGCCGTTCTACCATGTCGCAGTATTCCTCATCTGTTTTCTGCTTCTTTTCCTCGCGGCCTCTGTAATAGATCTCCGCGATTCTGACTGCACATTTCTTCCCGACGCACCATAACCCGGCAGAAAACGGATTCAGCGTGCCATAGTCTATAGATATATAATAATCTCCGGTGTCCGGGATCTCCTGCGTGATGCAGTCATCTCCAAACATCGGATATACCAGTCCTTCGGCACGTACCCAGAGGCCGAGAATATAGCGGTCGTAATAAACCGTCCCTTCGTATTCTTTTTTCAGATTTTCTTTAAAAGATTCCGGCAGGAACGGATTGTCGTCTATTGTGTATGTCTGGCTGAAAATGTCCGCGTTGCTATCAAGGAATTTTTTCAGCCAGTGGTCAGGATATTGCGGATTGAACGTCCCATCAAAACAGGAGTATTCCTTATCAAGACGGCTTTTTAGCAGCGCGAAGACTTCTTCCGACCAGTCCGCGACCTCGTCGCCGTAGCAATATTTAATCGACGCGCCGCGGATCTTTGAAACCTGAGAAACCTTTTCCGCACCGAGGCAATAGCACTTTTCCCCGAAAATCCACGCTGTGTTGTCGCTGGAGATTGTTCCGACAAGCATATCGCCATACAGGTTCCGCATCGGCTCCAGCACATTTCGCTCAATCGTGGATTTTGTTACGCCGAGAATGACGGCCAGACCATCTTTTCCGATTCGCTCACGAATCCGGATCGGTATGATCCATCGAAAATCGAGGTAAGTCTTCCCACTTCTGGTGGCTCCGCCCTTGAAGTTCCATCGATGCGTCCCGTATTTTACAAATTCACGTTGTTTCGGACTTAACAGCATCTTGGAACTCCTTCAGCATCGAATCAAGCTTCTCCATTGTCGTCCTGTTGCGGTCGGAAGCAGCTGCGTAGCGTTTCATAAGGCTGTCACCGGCTTTCAGCCGGTCGGACAGCGATGCGTCCATGCCGAACTGGTCTTTGACCTCCCCGCGCATGACCGCAGTGTAAAATTTCAGAATTTCGTTTGAATCCGCGACCTGCGCCGCTTCCTGTTCGTCCAGCCTGCGCTTTATATACGCAGAAATAGCTGGTTTTGATAGGTTTTCTGCCGCAATCACTCTGCATGATGTTTCTTTGTACCCGGCCTTTTTCGCTGCTTCTGTCGCGTTTCCGGATTTCAGATATTCTTCGCAGAATCGTCTCTGCTTCGGCGTAAGCTTTTCATCCGCCATCGCTGTAAAGCCCGGCCAGCAGCTTCACCACATCCGCGATCTGGTAAGTTTCCAGCAAAGTGACATTCTTCGGTTTTTCATCAGGTCGATATTCGTAAACCATGTATTTCGTCACCATCCTGTCATTTTTCGCGGAATAGGTCTGCATTTGATTGATTTTTATTTTGATTCCGTTGTACAAGAGCGCTGTTTGCAGCTTGTGTGCAAGGGCGCGCAAACTCGCCATAGCCGCTCCTTTCTGCCTCATTCTTTCGTTCTCGTGTCTCCGTGTGTGAATAAATATATTTATTCACACCGGAGAACACGAGAACAGGAGGAGGAGGTTTCCGCAGAACGCTGCGGTGCCGATGAAGAAGGGCGTAGAGTTGATCTCTACGCCCTTATAGTAAATGTTAAATTTGGCTCTGGGACGCAGACTTTTTCATAAAAGCCCTCTTTTTTGCCCCACAAGGCGAATAAATTGCCTGTGCCATTCCTGCGCGGTGCGCTCGGATACATAAACCGCCATTGCAGCGCCCTGCAGGGTATGCGTTCGCTTCCAAAGAACCAAATCTATGAGCCGGAGTCGCTCCGCGCCGTCAACGAGCTGTTCCGTCTCCGCGATTGCATCCGCAACGGCAGCGCGCTCGGCCTTCGTCATCAGCCCGCCGCCCTTATAGCTGCGGATCATCCATTTTGCATAGGCCCACCAGCCGTATCGCGGCGTGCTCATCAGTAATGTTGCCTCCCTTCGCGCTTTGCGCGGTTCGCATCGTGCAGCGTCCGCATACAGCCCCGTGTCGTTGCATATCTCGCTGCGTCCTTCGATTGCTCCTGCTTGTATCTGTCCGCCTCCCGGCGGAACGCTATGTATCGGGCGCAGTCCGTGTGACAGCCGGTATGCCTGTCCGCGCAGCCCTTGCACGGAGCCTGCACCGGTGTAAGCCCTAGATTTCCCTGCATTCGTCCACCCTCACACATACGCGCTTGCCGTTTACCGCAACGACGTAGCCCGTCCGATTTGTCCTGTATTTGTATTTCTCGGCAGGATAGATCCGCCCGCGAACGGGCTGCATTTCCGGGTATACCGGGATCGAGCGCGTGATCAGGATCCGCACGCGCTCCGCCCGGCCCATCACAGCTTCCCTATGTGCCGTCCATGCGCACGCTTCGCTGCAAAAATTGTATTTTGACTTGTACTTCGACGGTGCGCGCATAAACGTATTCCCGCAGGCATCGCACGTCAGCTGCATCGGCGGTCTTGGTGGCTTTCGCTGCGTCTTGCTCATGGCCTCCACCCGGAAATCCATTTTGCCTTCTCCCATTCCGTCAGCGTGCAAAACTTGATATAATCCGGCAGATCCGAATTGAGAATCGCTTCTCTTATCAAAAGCGAAACAAACACGGCAGCCGCAAATAAAAGCAGCATTTCAACAAATTTTTTCACTTACAGCTTTACCCCCCTTATGTACTTATCGAAATACGTCACGGCGACAGCCATCGCCGCCCACATATCCGCAGAGAAGCCGTAGAAGAAGCCGGGGTTCTTCTTTGTGCCCTTGCCGAAATTCGGCTGGCCGGGCGCGTAGCGGTCGACGAGAGCTTGTCGGATGTTTGCATCTTTTGCCGATAGCGAGCCGCACAGATCCAGCTTTTCTTCCCGGCGGAAGATCCGCGTCGGCCCATATCCAGTCTGCCACAACACGGTTTGCCAGAACCGCCCGATCCAAACGCACGTGTCGAAAACCTCTTGGCCTACCGTCATGCCCATGCCCGCGATCATCTCGATTGCAACGTCATAGCCGTTCCCGTAAAGCTTCTGCGCGATCAGCGGCAGCAGCACGTTGTTCTCGATCTTCCCGGCCTCCAGCACGCGGCGAATTTCTTCGCCGTCGTGCTCTACGATAACATAGCCGGATTTCATATTCCCCGGATCAATCGCCAGAATTGTGCCCATCAGGCCACCTCCTTTGTTCAAAGTCTTTGCATTCCTCTCCGGAAAAGTACATCCGTTCCAACTCCTTCTCCGAAAACCGTTCCGCCTTGTGCTTCAGGCACCGATACGGGTAAACGTAGTTCTTTCTGTATTCCAGATTCTTGCAAGTCAAGCAGCAATCCTGCATCAACTTTCCTCCTCATGCATGGTTTACACTCCTGTTCCATGCCTCAACCGCTTCAATGTATGCGTTCGTGTTCCATGCTGTTTTCAGGGCAACGGATGTCCCGCATTTCCTGCACTTTACATTGAGCGTCATAATCTTTTTCCCGAAATTACACGAACCGCCTGTTTCTTCTACGTCACCGCCGCAGAACGGGCACGGTTTCAGTTCAGCCATCCTTCTTGCCCTCCGTTTCCTCGGCGGAATTGTGCGTCAGCACCCACAGCTCCCCGGCTCTCTTGAGCCAGTAGAGCCAGTCCGCCATAATTGCATCAATCACCGCAGCCGCCTTGTCGTGCGGCATGGCGAGAATCGCCTCCGAGGAAAGCTCCGTCGTATTATCTTCCATCACGGATTCATACAAGCGGCTACGGATTGGGATTCTGCAATACTTTTCCTGTCCATCAATTGTCCCACGGATTACTCCCTGGTTGCTCATGCCTTTCCCTCCATTTCCTGCAAAGCCTTCTCGGCTTCTTCTCGGGTTAAAAATACGGTTTTGCCGATGTCCTCCGGCCTGATCGTGCCGAGCCCTAGCGTATTCAGCACGGTTCGCCCGTTCAGCGTGCTCACATCCGATACGGTAAAACTATATACCCGCTTAACCGGGTGATTGCAGTACGTCCACAGTTCATCTCCCTGCCTGCACGGCAGCACCACCACGCGCCCGTCCTTGTCTGCCTCGGCAAGCTCGCGGAGGCGATTTGGGATTTTTCCTTTGGCTCCATCCAGTGTCCCGACATAATACGCCATACTGCTTTTAACCGTCTCGTAGCACTCACAGCCAGTGGCGCTACGCTGTGCCATCGGCTCGCCGCATTGTCTGGAGCACGCAAAAAAATGGATGCACTCTTCACAAGCTCTTTCAAGATTTTCTTTAGGTGGCATTATTCCCCTCCGGCGCTTCCGGCAGCGGCATCCAGTGAGTAATCAAGTTCTGCGGTACCTCCCAGTTATCGCACGTCCATCCGTCGCTCGGAAAGTATCTTGCCATATCTACAATCGAGCCGCCCGCGTCCCGAAAAGCAACGAGATATTTGCTGAGACGGTCTATTGGCAGTCTGTCCTTCACGCTGATCCACTGCGGCACCTTCTCCCGCAGCGCCGCGTTCTCGGCGGTCAGGCGCTCGATCACGTTAGCAGCCGCAAACTCGATGTATTCCCGCCGATCTTGGATTTCTCCGACCTTGCAGTTTTCGCACGCGTCGTCGTGTCCAAGCCCCTTCGCGCAGTACCGAAGCGCCTGCACGATTTCCTGTCCTGTCATATATCCTCCATTCCTTCAAAAACCATTTGTCCCGGCAGTTCATCCGGATTTAACAGCGCGGCTTCCGGATCCCGCCACTCGACGCCGATGTAGTCCAGCACACGGCCCCAGCCGTACCAGTTCCCGCGATCATCCTGCATTACGTGATTCATCCACATTTCCCACTCCTTTGGATTCCGCTCCCACAGCCGGTCGAACCGGTGTGGGCGTTTTTCCATGTGCACGCCGAACCCGCACATGGAGCACCCGGTTCTCTGTGCTTTTGTCGTCCTGAGTGTTCCGTCTGCGTCGCGCACGATCTCTCCGTAGATTTCCGGCACTGGAACCTGCAAATCCAGCGCAAGCTGCAAAAGATCCTGCCGCGAAAAAATCGCGAATGGACAGCTGCGTTTCGTTCCCGGCGATATGTAGTTGCACCCGTGCATCATCAACGCTTTCTGCCTGCGCCCTCCTTCGGACGCCATCAGGCCCATATACGGGAAGCTTCCGGTTTCTTTGGCATAATCGCTGCAAGGCTTTTCTTTCAGGTAATAGCAGCACTTATCCGATACGAGAAAATCCGGCGTTTTGTAGCTAACGCCTTCATTCTCATTTTCGTATCCGCCGAAGATCTCCAGCCATTTTTGCGCCAGCTTCATCCGCGTCCCCGTGCGGAACCCGCCGTAAGCCCCTGTTTCCCCAGTGATGATCGCATGGCGTACCGTTGCGTTTTTCTCGCTTGGATTTTGCAAAAGCGAGATTTTCCCCGCAACTTCCTTGGAGATCACCGGCCATCCGTACTCCCGCAGCACTTCCACTTTGCTTTTCAGCGGTTTCAGCGGCTTCACGCCGAGTTGCTTGTGAATCAGCTGAATGCTTTTATCCTCAAGCGACGATACCGAGATGGCAGGCACATCAATACCGATGCTGCGAAGAAACAGGAGCAGCGTGATGGAATCCAGCCCGCCGACAGCTACGTAGCAGCCACCTGCAACGTCTGGGTGATCGTAGAATTCCCATGCGCGGATTTTGGCGTATTTCACCTTGAACGCATAATCCATCTGCTGTTTTACTCGAAAATCCGCAATCTTCCGTTCGGTATCCAGCCTTGCATTTCGCTCCAGCACATTCTCTTTCATTTTGCCTCCTCCCTCCCCGGCGTCAGCTTCGCCAGCATGATCTGGCCGAGATCCGCAACGTACACCAGCCGCCCGCGGCTGTACACCATCAGCTTGTCGCCCTGGATCTCCATCCGGTCGGCCTCGATGTTCGTCAGATCGTGGCAGCAATCGCAAACAAATCTCATGCTTTATCCTCCTTGTTTTCCGCAAGCATTCGCTCGACCGCCTCCAGCTGGAACGCATCAAGTTCGTCCTCGTGGCGCTGTACGCCATGTTGCATCCGAGCGGCGCCCTTTGACACTGGCCCCATTACTCTGTCCACGGCTGCGCGTTCTAGTGGATTCAGCTCGTCGTGGTGCCCCTGCACGCCGTAGCCGGGCTTTGCAGCGCGGCCAAGCGACGCAGGGCGTGTGCTGGCCTCTTTCAGCCAGTCAAACACGATCCCCTTGTAATTTGCGGCCATAGAGCGGGTTATCACGTCGATCATTGCAGCCTCGCCATATTCCTCTGCGGCTTTCGTGATCTGTGTGACAAGGCTTTGCAGGCCAACAGGCTTATACTCCTCCCGTCGTTCGCCCTTGTACGCCACCCATTTTTCAACTGCTTCGCGCAGCGTGGGGGGAAGGGGGGAAAGAATACTGTCCATGTCCTTGTCCTTTTCCTTTTCCTTTGTCCTTTTCCTTTGTCCATAGCTTTTTTTGCTTTCCTCGGAAAGCATTTGCTTTTTTTGCTTTTCGTTGCTTTCGTCAAAAGCATTTGCTTTTTCGGATTCAGGCCGACCGCCCTGCTTTCCTGCCTCGCTTCTGGACGCGGAGACGGCTTTTTGCGCCGCTACGGATTCGTCAATGTCCCGTCGAATCGCAGGCCAAATGAAACGTTCACTCCCGCTGAACTCTGGCTCTGCTCCCGACTCGCGATAATCCATCGCAGCCAGCACCAAGCGCCCCACCTCAGCAGCACTGTACGCCTCGAAATAGCTCCTGTAACTCAGCCACAGCTTGACGTATTCCTTTTTATCTCCCATCCGTCAGCCCTCAGAACGGCAGGTCGTCGTCGCTTTCGTCAAGCTGTTTGAACTCCTCTGCGCTGGCCGGTGCAGCCGTTACAAAGGATTCTGCCTTGCTGGGCTTGAGATACCGGATACAGTCGCGCGTCACACCGTCATTGCCCTCAAACGGCTCCATGTGCAAAATGCAGTTGCGGCCTATCAGATCGTCAAGTTCAAAATCTGTGCCCGGCTCAATGCCAAGCGCGTTTGCATACTTGCCGATCTTGTCAGCGTCGTACTCGCCGGTGTCGCGGTCGGGCCAGAAGTTCTTGAAGATGTGCTTCTTCTGGTATTCCTGCTCGACGTCCTCACGGACAACGAAATCGAACTTGATGCACTCATTTCCGTTCTTCGTTACGCTGTAGCCGCACGATTTCAAATAGCACTCATAGTCGCCAGCCTTCATCAGGCCGCCATCATTCTTTACTGCCTTAAATCCCATCTACTTTGTCCATCCTTTCAGTGTTCATTTCCCAATGTGTAAAATAATCGTTGATATATCCATTTGCCAAAAGCCAGTTGATAAAGTGGGAGATCGTATCTTCGATAGGCTCGAAATCGCCGCGTCGGTATGTTTCCGCGTAGGTGCTTGTTCCGTCGAAGATCAGATATGTAAATTTCGACGCGCCGGGTAGCAGATGCAGATACATCGGGTGCTGCGGGCTGTGCAGGTACTTGCCGTATTCGTACCGCTGTACACGCTTGATATCGTAGATGATTCCGGCCTTTACGTAGTCGCAGACGCCGTATAACTGGAAATCCAAGCCCGCCACACGAAGCCGTCCGGCAACCGGCACTTGCGGTTGACCTCCTGTACAGATACGGGAAAACTTTGCTACAGCCCGGTCGTATTTCTCGCTGACAGGCTCAATTGGTACGCCAGCAACCGTGCTGTTGATCGCCGCCTCGAAGTCAATGCCAGCCTGCATCGCCTGCGTTGTTTCCTTCTCTTCACGCCGAAGCGTGGAGAGGAAGGAGGACAGCGCCGCGTCCGCATACGCATCATCCGCATCAAGAAAGTGCTTCCAGCTGCTCAGCAGGCTTTGTGTCAACCAATACATAGGCCCCAGCCTCCTTATCGTATTTCAGCCCAAGCTCTTTGCATTTGCGCTTGAATTCTGCGCCGAGTTCTGCCGCGCTCGTCAGCGCGTGCTCGATCTTTGCAAGCCCTTCTCGTGCTTTGAGCGCTGTTTCGGGGTCGCCGACAAGGGCGATAAAGGCGCGCCCGGATTTCATTGCTGCGGCGTAGGCTGCTTTCTCACCGTTGTAGATTGCGGCCTGCGCATTGATATCCTCCTGCGCCTTACGGAACAGATCTGTTAGGAACGTGGACTTCTGGCCGGGCTTGAGTTCCGGCAGCTGCATCACGCCGCGCACACCGAAGCAGCCTTTTGCAAAGTATTCGTCTGTCGGTGTAAAGCCGATCATGCGCTTGTTGCCCATCATGAACATATAGCCGCCGAAGTCCGCAGGCGTCCAGACGATATCTTTTGCGCCGCCCTCGCAGGAAAGGCGCGTCTGGATGGTGTCGCCCTTCTGCTGTTCCGTCGTGTGGAACACCACGATCAAATGCTTCCTGTCCTTTGCGCGGATCTGGTAACACAGCCGGTCGAACTCGGATTTGATCACGCCGTACATGGCGCGCCCATCCTTCGTGGCCTTGCTGTCCTGCTTCTTTGCCCAGTCCTTCATCAGCTGTACCAGCATACCGCCGGTATCGATCACGACGGACTCAGCCGCCTTGTATTCGTCGGAGTCCATATCGCCAAGCATTTCTTCGTAGGATTCCACCACAGACGTCACGCCGCGCTGCTCCGGCCTGACGCGGGCAATGCCATTGTCCGTGTCGAACAGAAACGGCTTCGGGGCCGAAAGGGCCAGTGTCGTCTTGCCCAATCCGGGCTGCCCGGAAATGATGCACATGAATTTCTTGTTGCTGAAATCCAGTTCAGCGGGTTTCTTGATTGCCATTTACCTTACCTCCTCAAATTCACCGTTCTTCAGCCGATACCAGGTATCGGCCTTGATCTTCTCGCCGTCGACAATTGCCGCCTTGACAGCAATAATCGGATGTGCCTCCCCGTCCCATTCGCCGCGCTCGACACAGCAGATCGCGCAGCCAAGAGCACCCATTGCTTTACACTCATATCCAGCTGCAAGAGCAACACCGGCTTTGCCCGTGGCGGAGGCCGCGCCCCGATCGCCTGTGGCCGAGGCTGCGCCCCGATAGCCTGTGGCGGAGGCCGCGCCCCGATCGCCTGTGGCCGAGGCCGCGCCCTGATCGCCTGTGGCCGATGCTGCG